AAATGCAGAATCGACCTCACACAGGCCCTCAGCCAACGGCTTGGCCGGCAGATGAGCATGATGTCCACTTACAAGGTCAATTACATCAAATTGGCATTGAGGAACATCGATGACACCAACGACAACGACGGCGGGATGCTCTTCCAAGGGAAGTTGCATCATTGGAGCCCATCCAAGCATCGCATCAATGCGATGAAGTTGGCTCGACAAATCGAGAACAACCAAGGAGAAGACCTCGTTGGCGATGTCTTCGGCCCACTTGACAACAACCGCACCTACAAGGGGATGCGGTTCAATTGGGACAGTGACAACCAAACCTTCCTCGCAACCACAGAGAACTTCTCGGTGCTCAGTGGTCAACAGTGGGATTTGCATGAGTTGTTCAACATCTACGAGGCGTCACAACTCACCAACGAGAACACCTACAGCAACGCTCTTTGGACCTCGGGTCGTTGTGGCTACCCCAACCAAATCGGAGTGGACATTTCGATGACCAACATGATTTCGACCGAGCGTCAAATCTTCGGAGATGCGGCGTCGTTCGACATCTTCGACCCCAAATCCAAACCGTTTGAGGTTCATTTCGGGGATGCACCGATTGAGGTCCTTGGCGGCCTCTTGGTGCTCGACCTTACGCACTCAGCAGTTGACAACGGTGACTTGACTTCCGTTGATGATGAGTTCGCCTTAGAGGTCACAATTGGCGTGACCGGATGGAGTGATTTTTGATGGCAAAAAGGTACTCCGCAAAGAAGCGCACCACCCGCACCCGCACCCGGATTCAATCTTCTAAATCCGGTGGCAAAAGCCGGCGATCACGCACTCAGCCGAAGGCAAAGCCAAAGGTGTTCACAGCGAAGCAGATGAGGGCATACATCGCCGCAGTCAAAGCAAGCCGTGGCGAGGAAGAATGACCGACCTCGACGGAGACGGGCATACGAGCCCTTGGGAGGCCCAAATCTGCAAGATTTGCCTCCTTGCCATGCTGGCCTTAGCCTTGGGCAAGGAAGCCCTCACAGGGCTTGTCTAAGGGCCAGCACAGCCATGCAGACATTTCCTCTGGTGTCGAAGTCACCAAATGGAAATGGGTAGCCGATGAAAGAGGCTACTATTACGCATGGCTGACTAACACTCACAGAAGGGCAACCGAATGATGTTAGGCACTGTTAGTTGCTAACACTTAACAACTAACAGGAGGTGGGAGCGACCATGTCGGACATAGACAGAGAGAAGGAGCGAGCACACAGATTGACATGGCAAAAGACCTGTTTCATCATCACGGTGAATCTTGGTCATGTCGATAAAGAACTGCACAAGGAGGATGAGGAGACCCAAATCAATGCGCTACAAGAGCATTGGTCTCACATCTGTGCATTGACCAATTTGCGCATCGCAAGGGGCCAAATTGAACGCAACAAGAAGGGAAATTTACACATCAACGCAGGTCTCAAGTTCAAGTCCGTCACAAGGGGAAGGACGCTTGAGAACCGAGGCAAGTGCTGGGCTGATGTCGCAGACAACGAGCAAGCCGTGATGCAGTACGGGAAGAAGACGGAGACGAGAGTCGAAAGTCTCCCGGACTTCGGAGAAGCAAAGAAGCGGGCCAAGAAGGGACCGTCAAAAACGGACATAGCCGTCAAGTTGCTTCTCGATGGGTACACTCCTGCGGAGATATGTACCTTAGCACCTCATGTGTATTTCACACACCATCGCAATATCAACGAAATGTGGAAGGCCCTCCAAACGGCCTCACATCCCGACACCATCGATGAGGCCACTCGGGCCTACATCATCAACGAGGAGGAGGAGTGACATGATCGCCGAGCGAAGCGGGGCGACCATTTCACGACGCATGGGGAATTGCTGGACCAAGTGTGAAGGCTGTGGCCGAATCACCGTCCGTCACTATTCCTGCGGACTGCACCCCTTGGAACTCAAGAGTTGCGACGGGTGCATATAGACAGGTCGATGTTCTGAACATTTCCAATGTTCAAAAACAGTCGACCGATTTGCACAGCATGGCAAGTACACACTTGATGAGCCGCATTGCTTCCGACCAACTCGGAACATGGGCTCACATCTACGAAGGCGACGCACAAATGACCGGCGATAACGACGGGGTCATGTCGAACAACATCAAATGCAGAATCGACCTCACACAGGCCCTCAGCCAACGGCTTGGCCGGCAGATGAGCATGATGTCCACTTACAAGGTCAATTACATCAAATTGGCATTGAGGAACATCGATGACACCAACGAC